TTACAAGATTTGCAAAGTTGTTTATTCGTTGGGATATTACAATTACGGATATGTACAAATTGGAAGTGGAAGGCGATACCTATACGATTCACTCAATAAAAGATGTGGATAACGCTCATAGATTTTTTGAAATTGAAATGTATTACTAATGGCAGACCATATTAGTTTTAAAATTGATGGTCTTGATAAACTTATTGAGAAACTTGGTAAACTTCCAATTGAAATAGAAAAAGAAGTTGCCAATGAAGTAAATGCGTCTGCGTTAACTATTCAAAGTAAAGCTAAAAGAGATTGTCGTGTTGATTTTGGTACATTAAGAAATTCAATACAATTAGAAAGCATATTTAAGGATAAACGCATTATTTATACTGTTGGAAGTCATTTAAAATACGCTCCTTATGTTGAATTTGGAACAGGTGGGTTAGTTAATGTACCTTCAGGATATGAGGACTTTGCTATGCAATTTAAAGGCAAAGGCATAAGGCAAGTAAATTTAAGAGCAAGACCTTTTTTAATACCAGCATTTGAAAGTGAAATACCTAATTTGCGTAAAAACATACAAAACGTAATAAAAGATGTTAAATCCTAATATAGAAATAAAAAAATGGTTTTTTACCAATTTGGGAACGGCAACAGGATTGCCTGTTTATGATGGGTTAGCACCTGATAATGCTCCTAGCGAATATATTATTATGGATGGCAGAACATCAACTCAAAATCAAGGAAAGATAAGTTATACTAACGGAGTTTCTATTGATGTTGACATTGTTGTAAAAAATGCTAACTTTGGCTATAAACGAGCCGAGACTATAAGCGATTTAGTTTTGACTGCAATCAATTCGCAAACGACAATAACTTTAAGCAATGGATTTTATGCTTCAAGTTTAGTGGTTGGTAGCATTAGAAACTTGGATGGTTTAAACCCTACGGATAACGTTTTTAGAACGATAATAACTTATAATTTAATAATAACTCAAAATTAAAATAAAATGGCAGAAACTAAAGTATCAGGCAGGGACTATATCCTTTTAGCCGACATTGATGGAGATGGCACCTTTAAACCAGTTGCTTGTCTTACATCTAACTCATTTACATCAACTAACGACACTATTGATGCAACTTCAAAGTGCGGTAACTCATTCACTCCAGCACCTTCTTTTAGCCAAAGTTTTTCTGGCGAAGGATTTGCGATTGATGAAACAGGAACTCCTAGCAAGGATTCTTACCAACAATTGTATTCTGCTCACGCTGCTAAAACTCAATTCGCTATGAAGATGGGTAAAGCAACACCTACAAGTGGAGATATTACTTATTCAGGTAGTGTTTTCATTAGTAATTTTACAGTGAACGCTGCTGATAAAGATGATGTTAAATTTACTGCAACTTTCGTAGTAACTACACCGCCTTTAACACAAACTGAAACTGCATAAACAACAACCAAAATATGTTTGAATTAAAACTAAACAACAAAACAATTCAACTAAAATGGGGTACTTGGGCGATGCGAGAATTTTGCGTAGCTAAAAGTATTTCAATAGACAAATACTTTGAGGTATTAGGTGCATCTCAACTTGATTTAGATATGATTATCAAGTTAGTTTACATAGGTTATAAATCAGCCTGTGTAACTAATAAACAAGAGATAGAATATACCGAAGATGAAGTTTGCGATTGGATTGATGAAATAGGCTCTATTTTTAACACCGAAGGGCAAATCCTTTTATACATTAAGTACATTGTAGAAAATACAATTACTGCGGTACAAGGAACACCAAAGGAAGAAAAAAAAAAGCCTAACAAAATTAAGCTGGGATGATATTTTAGTTAAAGCTGCTGAATGCAATATAAGACCCAATGAGTTTTGGGAAATGACTTGGAAAGACTTTTCTATTATCGTAATGGGTAAAGAAAAGCAAGAGTTAAACGAATGGGCAAGGACTAGAAACCTTGCCTATATTGTATATTTAAGTAGCACTGCTGAAAAAACACCTAAAAGTATAAAGGCTTTTTGGCACATTCCAGCAATTGATGATATAGAAGTTGAAGAAGAAAAGGTTTACTTAACGGATGACCAATTGAAACGGACTTTAAAATTGTATGGAGTAAATTAATTAAGATGGCAGAGCAATTTGATAAATTTTGGATAAGTATTGATGCGGATGTTTCAACGTTACAAACCGAATTAATAAAGGCTCAAAATCAGTTAAGACAATTTCAAACAACATTAAAAAAGTCAACTGATGTAGAATCCATTAAGTTACTTAATGCTAACATAACTTTTCTTGAAGATAAGATTGCACATCTTAATAATAGGATGCAAGGAGTTGCAAAACCAACAGGAGATGCAACACAATCTTTAATAAATTTATCAAGGATTGCACAAGATGCTCCTTATGGATTTATGGGTATTGCCAACAACATCAATCCGATGTTGGAATCATTCCAAAGATTACAAAAAGAAACAGGTAGTGCAAAAACTGCTTTACAATCAATGCTTAGTGCGTTAACAGGACCACAAGGTATTGGATTGGCTATTGGTGTAGCTTCATCTTTATTAGTTGTATTTTCAAAACAAATTGCAAATTATTTTTCAGGTGCTACATCTGAATTAGAAGATTTTAGAAAAGAACTTGCTAAATTAAACGAAGATTTATTTAAAATAGCTGGTTCTGCACAAGCTAAACAAACTAAAGGCGAAATCCTAGTTGCTATTATTGGCGATTCTGCTAAAGATATGCAGACTAGAAAGAACGCATTAGAAATGCTTAAAAGTCTTTATGCTGAAAACAAAGCCATACAAGATTTAAAAGTAACAAATGATAAAAACTTTTTAATTGATGTTTTAAATAATGCTAGTCAACAATCATTTGGAATAGATAAAGAAAAAAATAACAATGAAGCATTATCTCAAGCATATGAAAAAAGAAAACAATTAGTAGCAAAACAAAAAGCACAAATAGATGCTTTAAAAACAATAAGGAGAGAAGGAGAAGGAGGTGTTGTTTATACAATAAGCATTGAGACACAAGCTAATGCAATTAAAAAAGCTAATAAAAAAGCATTTGATGAAGTTGATGCCGATATTAAACGTTATAAAGGTAAAGAAGTTGAATTAGTTGGGTTTTTATCAGGATTTACAAAAGTTGATAAAACTGGTGTTAAAAAAACAACCCAAGATAATAGCATACAAGAATATATAAATCAGCAAATATCTGATTTTAAAAATTTAGTAGTGCAAAGAGAAAAGTTTAGAGATAAACTTAAAAAAATAACACTTGAAATAATACCATATTTAAATTCTGTTGAATTAGCTAAACAACAAAAAGCAGAAGAAAACAAGACATTTGCAGATTTGGTATCTAAAAATATTGATACTACTAAGTTTGAAGAAATGTTAAGTAAAATGGGTAAAAAACAACTTGGAGACTTAACCGAAGAAGAACAAAAAAGAAAAGATGCAACGGATGCTTTAAAAGAAGAAACAAAAGCATATGAAGATTTTGCTAAAACGTTATCAAATGATGTAACAAATGCTATTTTGGGAATGTGGAATGCTATGCAAAAAGGCGAAAATCCATTAGATGCTATTGGAAATATGTTTGCAAAAATAGCTGAAAGTATTGCAGCAGCTATAATACAAGCATCAATATTTGAAGCAATATTAACAGCATTCCCTGAATTAAAACCAATATTAGCTGCCGTAGGATGGGTACAAGGTGGTTTTAAATTTGGCGCACACGCTAAAGGTGGTATAACAACTGGTCCTTCATTGGGACTAATTGGAGAAGCTGGTCCTGAAGCAATTATGCCATTAGATAAATTAAAAGGATTTTTAAATACTTCTTTTAATGCAGGTGCTATGAGTGGTGCGACAACAGGAAATTCAGGTCAATTTGTATTGAGAGGGCAAGATTTATTAGTAGCTATAAATAGGACACAAAAATCATCATTCCTTAAAGGACAAAACATAAGTTTAGTATAATGGCATACGGACTAAAATATAGATTAACACAAGCATTAAGAGATGGTACAAGTTTAGTTGCTAATATTTATGAGAAAGATTACACCGAAGAAGATGTAATTGATTATGAAGCAGTTAGAATACAACTTAATTCAAATGCTAGTGGCGATGAACCATTGGCGGCAATAGTATCATCTCAATTAAATATATCATTTATTGTATCTGATAGTAATTCAACTAATTTCCCTGATTTATTAAACTTTGATGTTAGAAAATACTTTGTCAAATTAGAAAACAATAATGATTTATTTTGGTGTGGATTTTTATTTAACGATTATGTACAAGTGCCATTTACAACAGGATACGTACAAGTTGACATAATTGCAATAGATGGACTTTCATTTTTAAATGATACTCCGTTTAATTATTACGAATTAAAAAGTATAAACGAAAGAGAAAGATTAATTGATATAATTGCAGAAACTTTAAATGTTATAGCATTCCCTGAACCAATTACATTATGGACTGCTTGTTCATATTATGCTGAAGGAATGTTTGATAGAAGCGATGCAAGTGGAGATGAACCATTTATTCAAACATATCAATATAGAAGGGATTTTCAAGGTTTTACTTATTATGAAGTTTTAACTAAAATACTTGAATCGTTTGGTTGTCGTTTATTTCAAAGTGATGGTAAATGGCAATTACTAGCAATTAATGAAATGTGTGATACGACAAGATATTACACAGAATATGCAATATATCCTAGCGTTTCAGTAGCAAATTCAGGTACGTTTAATAAAAATGTAACAATTGAACCATATGCTAGTGGTAATGTTCATTTTATTAATAATAGTCAAGTAAAGATTGTTAGAAAAGGTTATCCAAAACTTAATTTAAAACATACTTATCAATTCCCTGATAATTACGCTCATAATGGTAATTTTAAAGGCATAGTTTCAACAAATGTTTTATATGGTTGGATTTTAGATAAAACAGGAACTGGAACGGCACAAATTATAGAAAATTCAGAAGATGAATCAAATACAATATTGTTAAGAGAATCAGGTGGAAGTGCATCATTAGAAATGGGTACTTTACTTGCTCCTTTAGCTTATTTACCCTATATGGTTTCGCCTAGTTTTACTATATCATTTGCATATAAAATGATTTTTACTAAAGCTAAAATGCAAGTTACTTTAAGAGAAAATTTGTCATCAACAGTATATTATTATAATTCATCTAACCAATGGCAAACAACTGCAACTTTTATAGATATTACTGCAAATAGAGCAGCACGTTGGGAAACATATAACAATGAAATTTATCTTAATAATGTACCTAATGGGTATATAAAAGTTAAAATTTATGTTGATTCATTAACATATAGCGGTATTGATATAAATACTTTTAAAATAACACAAAATCAAACTGTTGAAAAAGGAGTTAATATCATTAGGCAAGTTGGAGATACTAAAGTACCAACTAAAGAATTAGAGCAACCTTATGGAAACTTTTACAATATAGATGGGAGTAACAATATTGGAGTTTTATATGATAGTTCAGGCAGTATATTAAAAAATTGGTATAGATACCCAAATTCAGAATCATTTTACTATTTACAACAATTGATAGCTAGACAATATTCTAATTTATTAAATAAGAATTTTGCAACATTAGAAGGAGATTTAGGTTCGTTTGAAACAATAAAAGGATTAAACTATTTAGATAAGGTTTATACAATTACTGACCCAAGCACGACACCTTTGTCATATAATGGTAAAAAGTTTCTTATGAATAGAGCGACAATAATACCACAAGTTGATGAAAGTGATTCAATACAAATTATAGAAATTACTAATGTGGATAATGATTCAACCGAAACAATAGAACATATTAATTCGTAAATTTGACTTATGGCAGACAAAGTAATTGGTAAAAATATAATGCTTTATAAGCAGCAAGAGAATGTAAGCTATTATTTTAATGGTGGTACATCTCAAGGTACTATTTTGGGAAGTACGTATTATCAAATAAGTCCAAATGATGAAGGTGGAGCAGCAGCCAATTTTACAAGAGTTGCTGATGGCGATTTAGCAAGTTTTATTACTGATTCAGGAAATCCAAATTCAACATCAATTGCTGGTGGAACTTGGGTTTTTAGAAACTATTTGTCATTGAGTACAAATGTAAGTGGAACTCCAATGTTTGCTATTACTATTTTTAAATATGATGGCACATCCTTAACTGCATTAGCATCATCTTCTTCGGTTTATTTTACTTCAACAAGTCCTACATTATATACTACAAGCGTAACATTTCCATCAACATCTTTGGCTTCAACCGATAGATTAGTAGTAAAGATTGTTGTTTTAAACTTAACTGGAAGAACGGCTACTTTATATACCGAAGGAAGTTATACAAACTATTTTACATCATCGGTTACTTATGACATTCCTTTTGCTTGTTCAACAAACTGTACATTTAATGTAAATGTTGACCAAAAAGAAGTAACAAGTCAAACATCTGCTTGGTATCGTGAATTTAAAAACGACATAGCAAATTGGACTGTTACTTGCGATGGAATTATAACATTAGATAATTACGGATATTTATTCTTGTTGCAACAACAACAAAATAGGACTACAATTCTAATAAAATTCGTTATAGACAATGGTGCGGATGGTTTAGTGATTATTAGTGGAAGATGCAATTTAACTTCATTGTCAATAAATGGACCTTATAAAGATATTGGCACATATTCGGTAAGTTTACAAGGAACAGGAGCATACGGAACGACAGGAACAACAATAAATCCAAGTGGTGTAGTAATAGCAGGTGGTGGAACAACAATGAAACAATATACGGCAGCAGGTGGCGAAAACACGATTACTTGGTCGGATATGATTGGAAATACTTGTTTATACGTTTCAAGAGGCGGTGTTGATGTGAGAGAAATTTTAACAAGTGGAACTCCAGTTAATGACCAAGTTAAATGGAATAGTTCAACAGGTGTTTTAACATTTGGTAGGGTTTTGGAATCAGATGAATTTATACGTGGACTTTTTAACTAATTATAATGAGCAATCAATTACAAATAACAGGAGGAGCAAAAGTAAGGTCATTAGAAGGTGTAATAACAGGAAC